AACCTTCTTAAAGCTGAAGCGGGACAACAAAAAACTGAAGCTCTTTTGTCAATTGCCAGCCAGCTGAATGAAATGGAACTTCTCAATCGTAATCAAACCATTTCTCACATCTCAACCCGGGTTCTCGACGGCGTAAAACTTGTCGAACGTATACTCGGCTATTTCGCAACCAAAGCGGGCGAAACTTTCGGGGAAGCGTATAAATACGTTCCTCCCGAATTGCAACCCGGTCCTATCTTTATTAAACCTCAAAAAAAGGATTAGTCATGTCTCGTTACCGTATGTCCCGTAAATCTTCTCGTCGGTCTTTTACTCGCCACAGTGGAGCTCACTTTCGTAATCGGACTTCCGCTGCCCCTCGTGGCGGTATACGTATGTAATGCCCTGATGGGGGGGGTTTATCCCCCCCCCCTTATTCGTCACTTAAAAACGCGTGAGCGTTATGTTGTCCGCCAGTGGCGGACGTACCAGCCCCCTGCAGGGGGTCTAGGGGGGCGTGTTTTTCAGGGGTCCGGGGACGGCGTCTACGTGCGCGTGCGAGTAACGCGCGTGCGCGTAATGCAAGTCCCCGGCAAGCCACCCCTGAAAACAAAACTATTTTACAAATACAATACCCCCCTTGTCAAGGGGGGATTGGGGGGTTAAATGCCTTGCTATTATCCTATATCAATTACTGTTAAAAGTAAACCGCAAAAAGTTCCTTGCGGTCAATGTATCGGCTGTCGTCTTGAACGCAGTCGTCAATGGGCCCTTCGTATAACTCTCGAAAGTAAACTGTATGACGAAAACTCCTTCGTACTCCTCACCTATGATAATGACCATGTCCCTAAGACTGAAAAGGGCTATTTAACACTTGATAAAATCCACGTTCAAGACTTTATACGTAAACTTCGCTATACTTTTTTCTCTGAAAAAATCCGTTATTTCGCTTGCGGCGAATATGGCGACCATTTTTCTCGTCCTCATTATCATGTCTGCTTCCTTGGCTTTCGGCCACCTGAACTAGAACGTTCCATCAATACTGATAAAGGCTCCCCTACCTATACTTCAAAAATCTTTACCAATCTCTGGGGTCATGGCCTTACCTCTATATCTGATCTCACCTTTGAAAGTGCCGCATATGCCTCTCGTTATGTATGCAAAAAAGTCACTGGCAAAAAAGAATGGTGGCATTATCGTGGCCGTCAATCTGAGTTCGCTCTTATGTCTCGACGCCCCGGCATAGGAAAACCTTTTTTTGACCTATATCAAAATGATATATACGGAAACCGCGATAGCGTACATTGTCGAAGAAATACTTGCAAACCACCACGATATTATGATAAATTATTGGAGAAATACAATCTCGCCCGATACGGCGGTATTAAAACAGAAAGGAGTGTCGATTCGCTATTTAACGAAAAATCCGCTATTACTAAATGTAAACGGGCGATTAACAAACAATCACAAATTTCACATTTGAAAAGGAGTTACGAAAATGGTTCGAATCTATAGTCTGCTTGACAAAAAAGTTCCTTGCTTTACCCCTCCTTACCATGCGCCTTCCGATGGCGTCGCTCTTCGCAACCTTTCCACCATTGTTACCGATCCCAAATCTCAATTATGTCTTTATGCCGGCGACTACGATTTGTATTATCTCGGTGACATGGACGAAAATCTTGGTCAACTCATACCTTGCAATCCGCCCCGGATTGTAATGTCCCTTTTGAACCTTAAAATCAGTCTGGAGGCAAACCATGAACGTATCGATTAATCGCAAAGATCGTGTAATAACCGTTATGGAACGGAAAACCGCAGCGTCACAGCATTACCGTGACGACAACAACCCGAATCAAATCATGCGTCGATACAACAGCACCGGTCAGATCACCGGTCATTATCGCAATCAGCAACAGCAGTTTATAGACTGCGGTGTCGCCCTTCAACAGTTCGAAGATGCGCGAGAAATGTCTTGTCAGGTCGAAGCGAATTTCAACAATCTGCCCGTTAAAGTCAGGGCCGCTTTCGACTATTCACCCTCCAAGCTGCTTCAAGCAATGGAGAATCCCGAACAACGCACCAAGCTCGAAAAGCTTGGCGTACTTAAACCCGTTCCTCCGGCAAAACCACCGGAAACACCTCCAGAACCACCCAAAAAGTAGTTGGCACAATCCATGCTCTCGCCGTAATTGTGCCAACTGGAAACTGGAGGATAAATGTATCGTAAACCAATACACAACGCACATCTAAACACATGGCGTATTACTGCTATAAGACTTGGAATTCGATTCCAAATCGAAAGGGAACCGATATGCCTCAACCAATTGTTACCCGTGATCAATGCAGGCACCACGGACAGGATGCCTGCGGCAACCACGCCTGTGACCGAGACAACCGAAGATGTCGCATACACTACATCAACGGAGTTCGTTGCGCTGAACCTAAAATGACTGAAACAGAAAGGAAGCGAGTCCGGCGATCATGGGAACTATGCTTATAAACCTGTTCGGGGCAGCTGGAGCACTAACCAGCATCGAATTCGACCACGAAATTCTATCAACAGTAATCGTGGCCGTTACTGCCATTCTCAACATTATAGCAAGGATTAGAAGATGAGTATTCGTGCCAAATCCCAGTCTCATTTTGCCGTTGCTCCGCAGGTCTTCGCGGAACGTAGCAGCTTTGATCGAAGCTGCACCCATAAAACCACCTTCAATTCCGGTTATCTCATACCGGTCTACCTTGACGAAGTCCTGCCCGGAGATACCCATTTTCTCCGCGGCGGTTATTTCGCTCGTCTGTCAAGTGCGCTCAAACAGCCTCTTATGGACAATATGTATCTTGACCTTCAAGCATGGTTCTGTCCGTGCCGTCTGTTGTGGGATAACTGGGTTCACTTCCAAGGTGAAAAAGCTGATCCCGATGATGATCCCGACAACTATTTGATACCTACCGTTACCACTCCGGATGATATCGGTATCGTCGTCGGTGAATTAGCCGATTATTTCGGCTTGCCGATCGGAATCCCTGAAATGTCTGTAAATGCTTTACCCTTTCGGATGTACAATCTGATTTACAATGAATGGTATCGCGCACAAAAAGTTGTGCCCGCTATCACCGAAAATCACGGCGATTCCGGAGATCAGTGGTCCGATTATGCTCTTAAAAGGCGTATGAAACGCCACGATTATTTTACCTCTTTGCTTCCGGATCCTCAGGAAGGTCCGGGCGTTACTGTACCTCTCGGTAATGCCGCTCCCGTCTTCGGCACTGGTTGGGCTCCTCCGTATATGCATGATGATGCAGGCGCGGCTTTACCGTACTACGCATTTAACCCAGGTACAGCAATCCCCAGCATCCAGAAAAGCGGGCAGGGCGCTGATTGGTTGCATGTAGGTGATGCCGTAACCGCAAACGGGGGTAACACCAGCAATGTTGCCCTTGGCTTTCCTACAAAATCCGTACTTGACGCACACGACGTTTCCTACAGCCACAGTGGTTTATACACTGATCTCACTGAGGCCACGGCCTCCACTATCAACACCCTCAGGCTTGCTTTTGCAATGCAACGATATGCCGAAACATTAATGAGGGCCGGGAATAGATACGTTGAACAACTGCGTGCAATATGGCAAGTCGAGCCCGGAGATTATCGCTTGCAAAGGCCGGAGTATCTGGGCGGTGTATCCAACCCGCTTAATACCCATGTTGTCCCTGCAACCGCTACCGCAGACGACAAAGACCTTGGGGACGTCGGCGGATTCGTTACCGGTTCCGGTGGTCTCTCCTTTGTCAAATCTTTCACAGAACATGGCTACATTATGATTCTTGCCAGCGTACGCGCTGACATGACTTATCAGCAGAACCTTCATCAGATGTGGACACGGTCAACCCGTTACGATTTTTATCAACCTCCATTCGCACATCTTGGCGAACAGGCCGTACTGACCCGCGAAATTTACGCAACTGGCACCTCAACCGATGATGATGTCATCGGGTATCAGGAATATGGTGCCGCGTACCGTTACGGTGTATCCAAAATTACCGGAGAGTTACGTAGTGATTACTCTGCCTCTTTGGATGTGTGGCACCTTGCTCAGGATTTCGGCGGCGTCGCTCCTACTCTTGACCTGTCTTTCCTGCAGGAGAATCCGCCCCTCACCCGTATTATGACGGTCACATCCGGTCCGCAAATTATTTTCGACAGTGTATGGAATGTCAATTCCGCGAGGCGTATGCCGGTTTACTCTATCCCCGGCGAACTCGATCACCACTAGGAGGTACCGTGCCAATACCTGCTGCCGCTGCAGCTGCCGGTTCCGGCGCTGCAGGTGGATCAATGACTGGCTCCCTCGCTTTATCCGGTGCGGCCGCGGCCGCTCCGATGGCGGGAAGCCTGATCAATGCTGGCGCTTCTTATCTTTCTGCTAAACAGCAGATGAGATTTCAAGAGCGTATGTCTTCTACCGCACACCAGCGCGAGGTCAAAGACCTCATTGCTGCTGGGCTTAACCCTATTCTCTCCGCCGGTGGATCCGGCGCGAGCACTCCGCAGGGCGCTGCTTGGCAGGCAGACTTGGATACATCTCAAATCCCTGATATTTTTATGCGCGGAATGAAATTCCCTGCACAAAAATCAATTCTCGAAAGTCAGGCTTCTGCTGCCAAGAGTGCCGCTACTCGTGCCGCTAATGATGCGGACACTCCCCTGTACCAGCAAAACCTTCTTCA